CTATGGTTCCACCAAGCGGGTGCCCTACATCATTCAGGGTGAGGTCAAGTTCGACGAGGTCTACAACAACGACCCGAAGCGGCTGGATTACGCTCTGAGACGGGGTGCCCTCGACATGCTGGAGTACGCCTACGGGCATGGCTGTTTCGGTGTCACCGACGTGGGTCTCGATGCCTTCAGCCACCAGCGCGTCTACCGGCTCAAGCTGGAAGTCCTGAAACCGTGAGCAAACTCTCGCTGGATTTCGAGACGTGTTCTCTCCTGAACCTGAAAAAGGTCGGAGCCTATGTCTACGCGCTGCACCACTCGACACGGGTGATGTCGCTGTCATGGGCCTTCGACAAGGAGCCGGTGCAAGTCTGGCGTCCCGGCCAGAGCTTCCCCGTCCGCATGCTGAAACACGTGCATGCGGGCGGGGAGGTGCATGGCTGGAACGTCATGTTCGAGTGCGTGATCTGGAATGCCGTGCTCCCCAAGCACATCACCCTGCCGCCCACCATCGTTGTCGACCAGCTTCACTGCACGATGGCACGGGCCGCGTGCTGGGGCCTCCCGATGAAGCTGGAGCAGGCTGGCCCCGCACTGGGTGCCACGATCCAGAAGGACCGGCAGGGGCATGACCTGATGCTCCGCATGTCGAAGCCCCGAAGCCTCGACCCGGTCACGGGCAACGCGATCTGGTGGCACGAAACCGACGCCGCCAAGTACGACCGGCTCTGCCGGTACAACATCACCGACGTCGAGGCCGAGCGCGAGATCGCGGACCTGATCCCGAACATGCCGCCATGGGAGCGCGAGGTCTGGCTGATGGATGCCCGCATGAACATGCGCGGCTTCCGAATAGACGAGGCTGCGGTGTCAGCCCTGCACCACCTCGCAGATAACGAAGTCCGGCAACTGGATATCCAGATGCGGAACGTGACCGGGGGTGCCGTCTCCAGCACCTCGAATGTCGGTGCCCTCGCCACCTACGCGCACAGCTTCGGTTTCGACAATAAAGGCATGGCCAATGCCGTGCTGGACGAGATGCTGGCCAAGCCGCTCCTGCCGATCAAGCTGCACACGGCGCTCGACCTGCGCCGGCAGGCCCGCAAGACCTCGACCAAGAAGCTGATCGCGATGATGGAGTGCATGCCCTCCGACAACCGTGTCAGGGGCCTCTTTCAGTATGCTGGCGCACCCCGCACCCTGAGATGGGCCGGTCGCCTGATCCAGCCGCAGAACCTGCCCCGGCCGATGAAGGGGCTCGACACCGAGATGGCCATCGATGCCATCCTGAACGGTGCCACGGCTGACACCATCCGGCTCGTCTTCGGGGATGTCCTCGACGTCGTGTCGTCTTGTCTGAGGGCCTGTTTCCAAGCCGCGAAGGACCACGTCTTCACGGTCTGCGACTACAGCGCCATCGAGGCGCGTGTCATCGCATGGCTGGCCGGGCAGGGCGACATCCTCAAGCTCTTTGCCGCGAACCAAGACGTCTACATGTACACCGCTTCGAATGTCGGCAGCGACAATCGCCAGTTGGGCAAGGTGCTGGTGTTGGCCTGCGGCTTCGGCATGGGCTGGGCCAAGTTCAAGGAGACAGCGGCGACCTACGGCATCACCCTGACCGACCCCGAAGCCGTCAATCTGGTCGACGCGTGGCGACAGCGTAACTCGCACATCGTCAACTTCTGGTATGCCCTCGACCGGGCGGCGCGGGACGCCATCAACAACCCCGGCATGGAGTTCACGGTCGGCAAGGTCAAGCTCCGCATGGGCAAGAACCGCATGGCGGGTGCCCTGCTGATCGAACTCCCGAACGGCAGTTTCCTGTCCTACCGGGATGCCGCTCTGGAGTGGATCGACGGCCGCGAGACCATCACCTTCTGGGGTGTCGACGCCAAGACCAAGCAGTGGTCGAAGCAGCGGACCTACGGTGGTAAACTGGCCGAGAACATCACGCAGAGTCTGGCACGCCATCTGCTCGCCGACGCGATGTTGCAGTGCGAAAAGCTCAACTTCGCCTTGGTCGGCACCATCCATGACGAACTGATTGTCGAGACGCATCAATCGTTTGGCCGGGGCACCTTCAACGCGATGCGCCTCGTCATGAGCAGCGGCCCGGCATGGGCCAAGGGTCTGCCATTGAATGGGGCAGGCTACATTTCCCGTCGTTATGGAAAAGGATAAGTACAATGCGACATCTGGAGCATGTGGAAGCAATAAAGCAGGAGATCACCCGGCTTGGCGGCACTATTCATGCCGTCCGCCAGAATGGTCACATAAAGATAGACTGGTCGATTGCTGGAAGGCGAATAACACAGGTGCTGGCCACCTCACCGCAGGACTGGCGAGCCCGGAAAAACGCGGTTGCAAGGGTGCGGCGTTGGGTGCGAGATAGCCAGCCTGAGACGGCCTAAAAAAGGCGGCTCCAGTGCCGTCCTGCACCGGAGCCTGAGTCATCTACGCACCCAACAACCATATGAAGGTGTCAGAGCATGTCAACCCTTGCTCAGTCGGCCTACGATGCCGGCTTCGGCCCTGTGATGGTCCCGGTTACACGCGCCGGCGAGCCTTACACGGCACCCCTCGACAGCAAGGACATGGGCAAGGCTCCCGGCGTCAAACCGAACGGACACTGGCGCGCGATCCCGACCACCACGGCCACATGCGGCACCCGCCAGTCGGCCGGCGTCTGGGATGGCTGGCACGCCAATATCGGCATAGCCTGCGGCCGTGACGCCCATCTCATGGCCATCGACAGCGATTGTGACGACCGCGATCTGGCCGACCTGATCCGGGGCATCGTCACAGCCTATGTCCCGAACTCGCCATCCCGCTATGTCGACTGCGGGTTTCACCATCGCTTCCTGATCCCGGTTCGCATTGCCGGCGACGTCATGCCGAAGGGCGCGTCCCTGCGCTTCGGCAAGGGTCCGCTCGCCTTCGGCATCGACTTCCTCGGCGAGGGCAAGCAGTTCGTCGCCTTCGGCAGTCATGCTGGCACCGGATATCCCTACGCGTGGACGCAGGACATCCTGTCCCAGATCGACGGGCCTTGGTTGTTCCCGGAGATCACGGCCGAGACTCTGACCAACATCATGATCGCCTTGGAAGCGGCTCTGGCACAGCGCGGCTGGAAGCTGGTGTCAGGGCACATCCCCAGCCAGAGTTATGCACAGCCTGTGGATATCGCCCCTGTCACCGAGCCGGAACTCCGGCCGTGGCTCGCCCTGATCCCGAACACCGACAAGGACACCCGCTTCGACAGCTACCAAGATTTCGTCACCATGGCGCACGCGATCTGGGGTGCCAGCAGCGGCCTGTCATGCGGCCGGGACGTCTGGACCGAATGGTGCAACCAGCGCCTTCAGGGCACGGACGGCATTGCCGACCGGATTTGGGACAGCATCAAGGACACCCGCGTCGGGCTCGACTGGATCAGGAGCCGAGCCGCAGAGGTCAACCCGAACGGCGCGGCGCAACTGGCCTTCGAGGATTGCCCGATCAACGAGGATGAAGCCGGCGCGGCTGAGCAGGCGGTCGGGGGCATTCCGCTCTGGCCGATGCTCCGGGACCAGTACATCTGGATCGAGGCGCAGGGTGCCTTCTTCAACATGGTGTCAGGAAATATCCTGACACGGGGTGTCCTCGATCTTCACCTTGCGGACATCGCAGCGCGACTCCAGCGCGAACTCACTCCCGGCGTCAGGGGCAGGCAGACCGCGTCCCAGTTGATCTCGGCCCAACCCGACCTGATCAAGGTCGACAACCTGACCTACTGGCCCGGCGAGCAAAGGTTCATGACCTCGCCGGAGGGTCGACCGCTCCTCAACATGTGGCGTCCTGCGCCGCTGACACGGCGCACGGTGTCCGCGCAGGCCGCGCAGCTCTGGCACGACCACGTCGAGTATGTCACGGGCTCCAAGGCCGACGCCGACCTGCTGGTCAAATGGCTCGCCTTCGTCGTCAAGCTCCCCCGTGAGAAGCCGAACTGGCACCCCCTGATCATGACCATGCCCGGCATCGGCAAGGACAGCCTTCTGGCACCTGTCATTCCCGCTGTCGGTGCCAAGAACTGCACCTCGGTCAACGCGACCGACATGTCACGAAACTGGACCGCATACCTCGAAAGTCGACTGATCTACGTGTCGGAAGCCCGGCAGCAAGGCGGTAGCGAGAAGTCGCCCCATGCCGTGATGAATGAAATCAAGCAATACCTGACGATGCCCCCGTCGATGGTCGGGGTCGAACGCAAGGGCCGGGACAAGTATCAGGTCGCCAATCTGTCGGCGTGGGTCTTCTTCAGCAACGAGCGGGCTCCGCTCTTTCTGGACGACAGCGACCGCCGACTCTGGGTGATCGAGAACTTCACGGCGCAGCCCCAGTCGCCGGCCTACTACATCGCCTTTCACGAATGGCTCAAGGACAACCCTGACACCGTCGCCAATTACCTGCTCGACTACCATCTGACGGCGCAGGACATCGACACGATCAAAGGTGTCGCCCCCGCCACCTCGGCCAAGCAGTCGATCATTCAGGTCAACCGCGATCCTATCAAGGTTGCCGTCGAGGAGATGATCGAGGAGGCCCGACACGGAGCGCATTTCCCGGTCCTGATCGTCGCCATGGAAGACATGATCGGCGTGGTCGGTGCCAAGCTGCCGAAGGGCAAGGCTCCGACCAGCACGGCCCTCGCCTTCCGCCTGAAGGAGGCCGGCGCACTGCCCGTGGCAGTCGGGCCGAATGGCGAAGCCCGCGTCGTGCGGGTCTCCAGCACGAAGTTCAAGCGACTCTGGGTGCTCGCCCCCACGGACGAGAATGGCCGGGTCTACAGCGGCCTGACCGGGGCGCAGGCAGCCAAGCTCTACAATGACGCCAAATGGCCGTCAGCACCCCGCCAAACCAGCACTGGCGTGCCTATCGACGTTGTCGCTAGTGACTCCGTCGTGTAGGATACCTAACAGGTGTTGACAATACCTTACAGACACTCCATATTAAGACGGTTAAAGGAGGCCACACATGGCTGAAGCAACTGCATCTGCGTCCGCACCAGCCATTCTGGAGGGTGCTGACTACATCACCGTGAAGAAGATCGCTGAGAAGGCCGGTGTCAGTCGAGCGACAATCTACGCTCATATCGAACGCGGCAATCTGACGGTCAAGAAGGTCGGTTTCTACACTGTCATCGAAGCTGCTGACGCGATCCGCTTCCTGAAGCGGCTCCGCACCATCCGGCTCGGAAACCGGGACATCGTGATCTATCAGTGACCTAGACCGACCTACCCATGGTCATGGCCCGCTTGAACAAGGCCAGCGGGTCTTCCTGCGTTCCGATCTGCGGAACCTTGAACGGCATGATCTGGGCCTGCCCCGGATCGACAGACCCCGCCAGCGGGTCCATTGGACTTGGCGCGCGGCTGAGGGGTGCCGTGCTCGCCGGAAGCGGCGTGCCAGTCGACGCCGGCCGTGGTGGCGCGGTGATCGACGCCATTGTCGCGGCGAAGTCCGGCTGACCCCCACTCCCGATCTCATGAGCCTGCGGAGCCGGTAGCGGTTCCTGCGGCTTGCCGACCACCTGCGCCATGTTGCCGAGAGCCGTGGCGATGGGGTTGACCTGTGCCTGCTGCGGCGGGGCGAACGGCATCTGGCCCTGCGCTGGAGTCGCGCCAGCCGTTGGCATGACACCGCCCCCGGCCACGCCAGCGGCACCCCCGCCTCCCCGCGCGCCGATAGGCTCGACGTGCCAGTTCTCATGCGCCATCGGGAAGGTCAGGTTGTACTTTCCGACATTGGCATGCGCCCAGTCGCGGGCTTCGTTGTTCTCGTAGGACAGGTCAGCGGCGTTGCCCTTGCCGTGGAACGAGCGCCCCGGCGGTGCCACCCATTTCCGTGTCAGGGAGGCGTCACCGCCGTTCTTGAGCAGTTCGGCGTCCCAGATTCGCTTCTGGTCCTCGTGGCTGCGCTGGTAACTGCCGATGCCGATCCCGTAGGGATTGTCGTTCAGGAACCGGAGCAGGTTGTTTTCATAGACCGGGTCGGTCGGCACACTCGGCGACCGCTTGGCGTTCCCCTCGAAATACTCGCTGATGTCGATGCCAAGTTCGTCGGTGCTCGCCGGTGGCAGTCCCGTCGTGATCGGATTCCGCTGCGGGGCGATATAGCCCGGTCCCGGCGCTGCCGCCGGCAGCGAATGAAGCTGTGGCACGAACGGCGTGGACGCGGGTGCCGCCTGCGGCACCCCGGCATTCGACTGGCTGATGGCGTCGGAGCCCAGCCCGGCCATCGCCGTCTGGCCGAAACGGTGGTTTCCGATCTGGGTGACACCGCGCATCGTCGGACCCCATTCGGGGCTGGCGAGAGACGCGTTGTAGTAGTGGGTGGCACCCCCGGTGACATCCGGGACCGAACCATTGAAGACCCCGTCCACGATCTGGCCCGCCCGCTGATAGACCGGGTCGTCGCGGCTGACACCCATGGCCGACTGCCCGGCCGGGTTGCCCTGATTCCACATCGAGAACTGGGACGGTGCCAGAATGATCTGGTCGACCGGCTTCTGCATCCGGTTCATCCGGTTGCGAATGACGTGGGCTACACCAGCCATGCCGGTGTCACCCTCACTGCGGGCTTCACCGATCAGCGTCCTGATGACGAGGTCACGCAGGTCCATCTATCGCCTCCGTGGACGAACCGTGACTTCGAGAGGCGGGCGCTCGCCCTCCTCCAGTGGCCGTGTCATGGGCGGCGCGTCAGGGTAGAGCGAATCCGCGAGTTCACGCGTGCCAGTGCGGATGCCCGACTGCGCCATCGACATCATCCGTGGATCGGTGCGCCAGTTATAGCGCCCCGCCATCATCGCTGCCGTGTCAGGGCTGGAAGCGAGAATGCCGGAGCCGATGGCACTGCCGACTGCCTTCGCCGTCTGGACCGGATGGTTCCAGATGTTGCTCATCGTCACGGCGGTCGCGGCGCTGGGCGCGGTATTCGAGAAATTCATGGTGCCAGCCCGGTCCATATACATCTGGCCGACCTGCGCCAGTTCTTCCAGCTTGACGCGCTCCGGGGTGCCGGGCAGGGCCAGTTGGTCCTTGGCTTGCGGCGACATCCCTTTCCAGCGCGTCGTGAACGCCATCGGGCTGACGTCGATGCCTTCGGCCTGATTGCGGACAGGGGCCTCCGAGCGGGACAGGAGCATGTCGCGCTTCATGGCGGGTGCCGCCGCCGGGTTGTTGCGTGCCAGCACATCGGCCCGTTCCCACTGCCCCGATGCCATGACGTCGTCGTAGGCCGACTGGTCGGACTTGCCACGCAGCTTGTCGAGATACGGGATGTCGCCACCCTCCTTGAGGGGAAGCCGGTCATCCATCGCCGCCCGGTATCGCTGCGTGGCGTCGGCGAACTCGGCCCCGAGCCCGGCGCGATTGGCGGCGAACTCCTGCATGGCACGGTACTGGTCCTTGACCCCGCCGATCTGGTGCTGCCCGAGCGTGGCCGTGCTGGTGCCACCCGGCGTGGCGGCATAGCCGGCATTGGTCGAGAGGTCTTTCAGGGCCTCATAGGGCACCTGCCGGTTCTGTTCGAGTCGTGCCTGAAGTCCGTCGAGTTCACTCAGAAGCTGTTGGCGCTGGTTCGGGCGCATCGTCGGATCGTTCAGCATCTCCATGCGCGAGCGGATTTCGGTCTGGAGCAGACCCTCAAGCTGGGGGTGCTGTGGCACGCGCACGGCATTGAACTTGTCGATCTCGGACTGGAAGCCCTGCTGCCCGGTCGTGTCAGTGCGCGCCCGCGTCTGGCCGTTGACCTCCGTCTCGGCCATGTTCCTGATATTCGGCACGGTCTGGCCGGGCGGCACCAGAGTCTGCGGCCCGATGCCCTGCTCCAGCGCGTTCTGCTGGGTCTGGAGTTCGTTCATCAGCAGGTTCCTGCCTTCGCGGGCGTTATCCCCGAAGCGGGCACCCACCTCTGGCTGGGTCGGGATGCCGGTCTCACGCGCCGTGTTGATGGCGTGGCCCTTCGGTCCGGTCGGGATCGAGAGCGACTGGTCGGTCCTGCCGATCTGGTCGGAGAGGTCGTAAATCTGGTTCTGGAACTCGTGAAAGCTCTGGGTGCGGCGGTCTGCGCCGCCCTTGAAGAAAGGCACATATGTGGCAGCATTCTCCATGCGTGCCACCATCGGCCCTCCCACCAGACCGGGTGTCGGCGTGATGCCGTTCTGCTTGAGCAGGTCATAACGCTGCGGGCTCTGCGGGTCGCCGAGCATTTTCCCGAGCAGCCGCCCGCCCGTGTTCTTCAGCCCGAACTGGAGTGCCGGGATCGTCATCGGTGCCCCGAAGCCGGCGAGCATTTCGGCGAACTGGCCACCGCCAGCGTTCCTGACACCCTCCTGCGCAGTCTCCTGTGCCGTCGTACCGACGACTTGGTCAGCGACGGTCTTGGCGGCCGAGCGAAACGGCGTGCCAGCGGTACTCGGCCCCATGGCGTCGAACACCGCGCCCGTGCGGCCGAAGCCGGCGGCGCGGGCAGGCCCGGCCAGAGGCCCGAGCGTCACGGCTGCGGCGGTGCCACCACCCGCCCCTTCACCGATACGGGACGTCATGTTCCAGCCGTGCTCCGGTGGCACGAAGCCGCCCTTGCGCATGCCCGTGGTGAACGCGCCTTCCTTGGTCGGGTCGAGCACGTCACCATAACCGAGGGCGTTCGACGCCTTGTTCAGCCCGAAACGAAGGGCGTAGCCGGGCAGGTCGAAGAAGCCCGCGAAGCCCTTGTTGAAGCCGCCCATGCCGGCACCCACCGCGTCGTGCAGGTCGCCCTTGCCCGAGGGTTGGGTGCGTGCCAGAAACTCGGTGCCCTGCCGAAAGAAGTCAGCCGCCTTGACGAAGTCAGGCGAGCCGGCCTTGTCCTGATTGGCGTCGATCCACGCAGCGGCGTCGTCGAGGTCGCGCTGGGTGATCGGAACTCTTTTCTCTGGCTCAGCCATGGCTCACCCCGGTGGCATCCCAAGCATCCGCCGCGTGGCAGAGTTATCGCGAGGCTGGTAGGTCTGCTGGGGTGCCCCAACCGCACCCCCGGCCCCACCCTGTGCCATCGCTGCGTTGACGCGTTCGGTGATCAGCGCCAGCATCTCCTGCGGGCTCTTGGCCTCCAGCGTGGCCTTGCTGGTCTCGACCGCGATCTGGCGCGCGATGGACTTCTGCTTGCGCACTTCGGGGCTGTCGCTGGCGGTCGGAACGAACATCTGTTCGGCGCTGGCATATTCCGGCCTGCCGATGACTGCACCCGACTCTGCACGCAGGACGCCTGTGATGAAGCGTTCGGCCGCACCCCGGTGTAGCTGGGCATCGTTAGGCAGCAGCGAGCGCGCGACCGGGCTGGCAATCTCGCCAAGTCCGAGCGGCAGCGAGCCGACAACCGGGAAGTTCCCACGTGGGTCGGTCGAGGAGTAGATGGTCTGGCCGGAAAGGCGGTTATTGGCTTCCAAGTCGCGCAGTTCCCGGTCGCCAGCCATCGAGCGGGCGTAAAACGCGCCCTGCTTGGCGGTGTCAGCCGTGACGTGTCCCTGTGGGTCGGGGAAGGTGGCCGTCGAGCCATCCGCCTGAACCTCCGAGCGCAGACCACCTCCCGCCGCGCCACCGCCAGTGGGTGCCGCTGGCGGGCCTGCGGCGGGCGCGGCTTGCGGCAAGGGAGGCTGAGCGCCCAGCGGACGCGGTGTCATGTTCGGGTTCCGGCCGAAGGTCGTGTCGAGCGGAGGCGGCTGGATCGTGCGTGGCAGGCCGCCCGGCCCGAACGTGGTCTGGGCCGCTTCCATCCGGCGCTTCGCGAGGAGGTAGGCGTTCTGCTGATCCGGGGTCGGCGTCTTGCCTTCCTGACGGAGTTTTTCCATGCCGAGGACAATATTGTTGTCCATCGCGGATTCGCTGGTCCCGCCATAGACAGTCGGGAACATGGGCGGGGGCTCCGTGTTGGGAGCGCGCAGCCAATACTGGCCGTTCTCGTCGGGCGGGATGCCACGCGCCTGACCGGCTTCCGGTGTCAGGAGGACCGCGCCCTCCTTCGGCACGTTGATCGCCTCCCGCATCTTGCGGGCCTCGTCCTCGCGCGCCATCACCCGGCGTTGCTCCTCCGTGTAGGCCGTGCCAGCGCCGGGGATGCTTCCGCCAATGAAGGTCTGTGCCAGACGGGCCTGACCCTCGTTGGTCGGCAGGCCGCCGGCGACCATGCCGTAGCCGAGCGACTGCCGTGACACGGCAGCGGGGTCTTGCCCCGAGCGCAGCGCCGCGATCTGGCCCCGGCGCAGGACGTCGGCGTTGAGGATGCCGGGGTTCTCGACCCGAGGCAGCACCCCCTGAAACGGACCTTGGAAGTTCTGGTTGTCCTGATTGTTGAAGTCGACGCGGCCCTGCTCGATCTGCGCCGGCATCTGGGCGACCGAGCGCGCCGCGACCTGTGCCACGCCTTCTTCGGCCTGCTTGAGTGCCTCCAGCCGGGCGGCTTCCGTCGCCGCGTCCTGTGCCAGCTTCTGGTTGAGCATCTGGGTGTGCTCGACCCGCTGCTTCAGGTTGTAGGCTTCCCACTGCGTCTTGGGGTTGACCATGTTCGAGTAGGACTGGCCCAGCAAGCCGAACGCCTCACCGAGGGAGTTGTCCTTGACGACGAGGTTCGGCATCGGTCACGCCCTCACTGATGGCCCGGCGAAGCCGAGGCCGAAATTGGCGGGAGGCGAGAAGGCTGTGTAGGGCGTGGTCGCTGCCAGCGGCTTGGCCGTGGCACCCGCTCCCGGCTGCATGGCGGTCCCGAAGGCGGTGCCAGCAATGCCGGCGAGCGACGAGGCGATGCCGCCATAGGGGTCTTTGACCGGCTGCTGGGATGGTGGTGCCACGCCCTTCGCCAGACCGTAGGCCCCGAGCGAACCCTGCCGCATGTTGTTGGCGAGGTTGATGCCCTGATCGGAGCGTGCCAGAGCCTCCGTCCCGTAGTTCTTCATGCCGCCGAACGAGCCGCCGTAACTCTGCACCCCGGCCAGCGCCGTGAGACGCTTGCGGGCGTCTGACGAGGCTTGGTTCATGCGGCTGGCGAAGTCGTTCTGGATCGCCTCGCCACCCGAACGCTCACCAGCCAGAAGCTGGCCGCCGACGTCCTGATTGACGTTGGTATTGGCCATGATCTCCGTGGCGAGGCGGTTCTCCTCGCCGGCACGGACTTCCTGCTGCTTCTGCGGATTGAGTTCTTCCAGCCCCTGCTGGCGGGCCTGTTCAGCCTTGCCGCGAAGCTCGTCCTGCCGAAGCCCTTCCTTCTGGCGCTGATCCTGCTGGTAGGCGCGCCACGCGTTGTTCGCCGCGTTCTGGCTGCTCACGGCGGATTGCTGAGCCTTCATCGACATGCCGGTGGCGGCAGCCGATCCGAGCGCCGAGATGACGGCAATGGTCGTGGGTTCACACATGGCTCACCTCACGTCGGGACGTTGTAGCCAGCGCGGGTATTGGCGTTTGGATTGCCCAGCTTGGCATAGGGATTGGAATAGGCGTTGTAGGCGCTGGCACCGCCGACCACGAGGTTCTTGAAAATGTCGCCCAAGGGCTGAAGATCGGGGGCTGTGTTCTGGAGCGTCTTGACCGAGTTCAGCGCCGTGTTGGTTGCAATGTCGGGGTTCTCGGTTGAATACAACTGGTTGATCAGGGCGTTCTTCTGCTGGCCGACTTGGTTCTTGAGTTCGCCAGCCGCCGTGTCAGCCTTGGACGCGATCTGGCCCTTGCCGACGTTGTACTGCTCCGTCAGGTCGGCGAAGTTCTTGTTGGCGGTGTTGCTGTCGAAGGTGCCGGCATCGGCGTGCTGGAAGGCCAGCCTCTCCTTCGCTGTCGCGTATTGCTTGTCGACTTCTGGATTGTAGAAGTCGAGGTATTTCTTCTTGTAATTGTTATAGAAATTGTCGTCGAAGCCCGAGAAAGTCCCGTCACCGATGGCTTGCGGATCAAACAGACGGTTGATCGCCTGTACGCCCTCGCCGAGACGGCCCTGACGCTGCTCCTCCTGCTGGCGGCCCTGTGCGGCGGCCTCCTGCTCTTGGTTCATCTGCGCCATCATCTGGAGACGCTGCGCCTTGCCGGACATTTTCATGCACATGATCGGGTCTCCAGACGTAAAGACCGAAGTCTTCGCGCTGGCGGCCGAACCCAGCTAAGACGGCCTCAAGGCGCAAGCCCAGTATGGGCAGCCACTTACGCGTGTCAGCGCGCTCGTGGAGGGCGGCGCATTCAGCGCGGTGGAAGCCCTCCGCGATGAGCGTTGGCACGATAACCCTTCTGACATGCTTTGTCATGGCGAGCACGGTTTCCGGCCACCTGTCGGTGCCAAAAGCCCAGACCCCGGCAACGCCGGGCCAGAGCTTGTAAAAACCATTCAGCGCGACGGGGGTGCCATCGGCGGCGTACCACGTATAGGTGTGCCCGCGCTCCGAGATTGAGATGATGTCGCGCAGCAGGTCTTGGGGGCCTTCGTCGGCACCCCGGATTGCGTAGATTTCCCTGTGGTCGATCTCCCGGAGCCGGTCGATGATGTGACACGCACCACCGACATCGAGCCCATCGATGTGTCGTGTCATCCCGTCGTGGTCTCCTGATAGTGGATCATCACCGAGGACAGGACACAGCGGGTCGAGGCTGTCGTCCTGAAGCGCAGCGAACAATGCGTCGAGTGGCCCATCATGGCAAACTGGCCCTCAAGGAAGGTCGGGCCGGTGACGGTGCCAAGGTTGTCTTCGGCCGCCTCGTTGGCCGGGTTGAAGCCGGCGGCGAGTTGCCACGTGCCGGTGACGGCTGCGTCGACACCCGTGAACTGCTTGAAGGTCGCCGGCTTGTCGAAGGACAGGAAGGGCATGATCACGTCGGCTTCGGCGCTGTCGTAGATCGGGGTCGCGAGGCCGCCGCCATAGCGCCAGACCTTGTTGGTGCGGTCGCGCAGGTAAATCCACGGCCCGGCTGTCGCCGCGTCGGTGACGTCGAAGCCGGGCTCGAACACGCTCCACGCCGCGATCTTGGGATTGGGGTAGTTCGAGAGCACCATGATCTGGTCCTCTGTCACGAACCAGTACCGGCCATTGGTTGGCTCCAGCAGCGCCGTCGCCTTGGCCATGGTCGTGACACCAACCGTGTTGGCCAGTGTCAAGACGTAGGGGTCCATGGGCGAGCCGATGTCGCTGACGCTGGCGGTGATCGTCTGCTCGCGCGCCTTGAGCGACCTGACGCCGTCCTGCGACAAATAGAGGATGTCGCCTGACCCATACTGGCGGATCGACTTCGGTGCCACGGCCCCGGCTTGGCGCAGAGTCTGCACAAGCTGGTTCTCGTTGGTGTCAGACTTCACGGTCCAGATTTGCGCGGCCCGCTGGGAGAGCACCGCGAGCTTGTCGTAATAAACTTCGAGGCCCCGGCAATCGAGCATTTCGGCGTCGGCTGCCGAGAGGTCGTTGACCCACGCGCCCGTGCCGGCCCAGTCCTGTGGGTTGTTCAGGGCGCAGGCCCTGACGTACTGCCCATCGACCGAGTAAATCTTCTTGTTGATCGTGACGACGGCGGTGCCCTTCCCGGATGGCACGTAGATCGTGTCATAGTGGTGGTAGACGATGCCATCCGAGCCGAGCGTGACGGTGTAGAGTTTGGTGCCAAACTGCGTGTAGTCGAGCAGTTCGACCGGCGTGACGCCACCGGGGAGTCCTTGCAGGGGCCAGTACCCGACCGTGGTCGGGGTCGGTGCCACGGTGGTGCCACCAGCGCCGACTGCCCAGAGGAAGTCGCCCATCCGCATCAGGCCGACCGAGTTGGCCGGAGCATTGGCGAAGAAGACGAACGCCTGACGTTTCTCGATCTCGCCGCCGGGATTGATCACGGCGTTCTTCAGCATGCGCAGCGTACCGGCGGGTGCCGTCATCGCCGACTTGCGGACATCCATGCCGGCCGAGAAATGGTCAATAGCGTAATATGGCACGGGCCTATCCCTCGCCGGGAATACGGAAATTCCGGCCGGTGCCACCGTCAACCGGCATCATCGACTGGGCAATCTGGGCACCCCCGAGGACCGTGATCTGGCGCTTGTCCGCCGATTGGTTAGCCAGCAAACGACGTAGGTACTGGTTGGCCTTCTGGAGTTTGAGCGATGCGCCCTCGTTCTTCTGCTGTGCCAGTATCTCGGCGGCGGCGAAGAGCGTGATCAGCGTGTCATCGAGCACAGCCACGTCGGCATCGGCGACCAGAGGATTACACGGCGCTGGTCCGAGCAGTTGCAGGGTGCCGGCCTGACTGGGCACCGGGAACAGGACAAGCTGGCCTTTCGGGTCCGTCTTGCCCGCCGTGACGAGAACCTGATGCCCCCACCATTGCGGGGGCCAGCCCCGCGTGCCCGCCATGTTGAAGGCTTCCTGCGGCGGCGGGTAGGTCACTGCGTTGATGGCCGTGCCAAGTGTCAGGTCAGTCGCCGTGATCCTGTTGATGGCCTCGAAGGGCATCTCTGCCGGGTATGGGTAGACACTCTGCCCAGCCGAGATGGGCACCGTCACGACATAGTTCAGATGGGGCCAGTCATAGGCGTCCCAGAGTTCCTTCTGGGAGCGGTCCAGCATCATGTCGTACTGGCCCTGCGCATTGACACCCTGCGCCGTGTTGAGCGACTGGCTGACTTCAGCACGCAGCATCCTGCGCAGGTTGAGAAGCGTCGTGCCAACTGACATGTCTCACACCGTAGGTTCGGGTTCTTCCTTGTAGGCTTCCGCCTCCGGGATCGGCAATGGCTTGGCCGTCATCTGGGCGAAACGCCCCATGGCCGGCTGCTGCTGGACCGTCCTGACACGGGGCTGCTTCTTCGGCTTGGGGATGCTGGTCACACCCGGCACCTCCATCTCCAGCATCGGTGCCCGGCCGGGATAGACCAGTTCGAGCACTTCGCGACCGTAGATTTCGACCAGCCGAGCCTTCTCGCCGGCGCGTGACGCCTCGATCTCAGCCACCACCTCGACATCAAAGACGGCGTCCTCTCCGTGCGTGAACTGGATGACACCGACTTCCGGCCATGACACCGGATTGTCGGACTGACGCCAGACGACCTGTCCGGTGTCACCGCCGAGCATGATCTTGCAGGCTACGAGGTGCATCTGACTCTCCTTGAAGTGACGGCGGGCGCATCGCAACACCCGCCGTCGTTGTCGAACTCAAGCGATGTCCATCACCAGACCCGAGTTCGGCTGGGTCGTGATCATCTGCCCGGTCGAGGTGATCGAGCGATAGAGCACGAACTGGTTGGCCGGACGTGCCGGGGAGTGATCCTTGCGCCATTCCTGATCCATGGCCATCAGGAGAACGCGCCGGCTGTCGAACCAGTAGGCCCGCTTCGACTTGCCAAGATCGTCCAGCGTCGGGTCGTACTGGATTTGCTGACCCATGAAGGACAGGTTGCCGATGGAGACATCCTTGCCGCCGGAATACCCGGTGTCGGAATACTGACCGTTGGCGCGGAGTTCCTTCTCCATGGCGTCGAGGAACGCCGACCCGCAGACGAAGGTGTCAGGGCGTCCGCCGTAGCGGATAAGCTGACGATATTCGTACTGGAGGGTCTGAAGCAGGGCACCCCCGTCAGCCACGTTCGAGGTGATGGCACCCCCGCCGTGCGCGGCGAGAGCCGGCGTGCCAGTGACCTTCGCGCCAAAGGCAGCGGTCCGGGCACGGTTACGCCAATAGGCAGCGGAGGCGCGGTCAATGCCGCCGACCGTCCCGACCGAGGGGTCGTCAGCGATCAGCAGCGCCAGACCGGCCATCGCCTTCGCGTCAGCGACACCGTCGCCGTAGGCGAGAAGGTTCATCGAGCGGGCATACTGTTCGCCAAGCTCAAAGAGCTTGTCTTCCAGAAGCCCGACAAGGACCGTCAGTTCGCGCTGGGAGTGGTTGGAGGTGCTCTCGCCGTTGGTATCGACAACGGAGATGCCGTCGATCTTCAACTCGGTGTGATACATCGACAGGCCGATGTGATGCTCACGCCACGGGAAGTTGGCGCGCTTGATATTGGCGGGCGTGAAGAAGGACACGGTGTCGTTGTGGGTGTAGCCCTTGACGGCATCGTTGCCGGAGCCATCGCCGTACTGACCGTGCACGGCAACGGAAATGTTGCCCTTCCCGCCGGGGAAGGTCTTGCGCTTGCGCTCGATCTTGTCCCAGAGCGGACGCGACTGGAGCGTCTGGGCGAACTGGTCGCCCTTGTTGAAGTAGAAGTCCAATGCCGCGTTGGCGATATTGGTGACTTCACCGGCCGTAAAAGCCATGATGTGCCTCCGTCAGGCGCTGCGGTGCGATTTGGCCAAGCCAACGAGAGCCGCCTCCATGAGGGTCTTCGGCTCTGCGATTGCACCATTGTTGCGATTGACGCTGGAAGGCACTGCGGCTGTGGCACGCGGTTTCGGAGCGAATCGGGAGACCATGTCGTTCGCGCGCTTGTAGGCTTCATTCGCGATCTCGACGGCCTGTTCCGGGGACTGGGGTGGTCCCCGCTCCTGTACGACGGCCCAGAGCAGGTTCTTCACAGCATCCTGCTTGTGGCCGTAGTCGGCATCAGTCTGACGAATCCTCGCTTCCCACGCTGACACGGCGCTCTGCACGGCACCCTGAAGGGCGGCCTGCTGCTGCTGAGTCTGCGCCTGCTGGGCCTGCCTTACCGTCTGGTCGGCTTGGTAGGTTGCCTGCTGCGCCCGGTTTTCCGCCATCTGGCGGCTTAACCGTTCCCGCGAGAAGATGAGGGCCTGCTCCGTGGTCATGTGCCCCTGCTGGACGCGCTGGGCGACGTCATCAGGGAGACGGAGACCGAGAGCTTCCTCGGCAAGGTCCACGTAGGGCTTCACACCTTGGTAAAAGGTGGTGAAGTCGCCACGTCGCAGCGCGACACCCAAGTCGAGGAGAACGGCAAAGTCCTCCTTCTGGATGTCATTGGTCGACAGGAACTGGCGCAGGCCCTGAGAGACCTGTGCCTCGGCCCGTGCGCTCTGGAGTTCCACGCGGGCTGAATTTCGTTGCTCCAGCAACTTGTCGATGCGCTTGCGGGTGCGCGAGTGGTAGCGGTCGAGTTCTTCCTTGGAAGGCTCGTCCGACAACTCGTCGCCGGCACCTGCTTCGGTGTCAGCCTTGTCCGGCTGCGGCTCTGCGGAACCGGGCGTGGGTTCCTGACCGGGGAGGATGACCTTGTCGGCGTTCGGGTCGGGCTTAACAACCTTGAGAACGGCGGAAAGGAGGTCTTCCTTGGTCTCTGTGCCCTTGTCTTCTGCGCCTGACGACTGCGCGGGGGCGTCCGGGGTAGGCGAAGATGTAGTCGAAGGTTCGGGAGAGACGGGTGTCACCGGGGCAGGAGGTTCATTCCCTGCGGGGGTGCCAGCACTCGGCGTTGTGCCATCGCCAATCCCATCCATGACGCCTCACTTATGTAGTTCGACGAGGAGCTTAACGTCGATTCCTGCTGGTATGCTCCATCTTCTGACACCATGCAAGACGTGGTGTCAGGTGTCAGGTGTCACTGCACCATCGGCGGGGCTCCGACTCCGTCCCCGCCCGGACCCATCTGGACCTGATCGGGTGCCGGGGAGCCGCCCATGCCCGGCTGCTTCGGCGCATTGGCGGCTCCATCCGGGCCGCCAGCGCCTTCGGGTTGCGGCCCAGCGCCCGGCTGCGTCGGCTTGCCTCCGGCACCGCCGACCATCTGGTTCAGCATCTGGATCGACGGCATCATCGGCTTGAACGCCTCGGTCAGGTCGAGCCGGTCGTCCATGCGCTTGATGCCCTCCTTGGCAAGGAACTCCGGGTCGACTCCGGGGATTTGCATGAGGAGCGGTGCCAGACGCTGGTAGTTCGCAACCTCCTGCTCCTGATTGGGACGCCCGGTGGAGCCCGCTTCGACTTCAAGCCAGAGGTCTTCGGCGATCTCCTCCATCGACAACTGGGGCCAGACCGCGCCGGGGCCGACGATGCGCTTCACCGTCTCCTCGGTGAGTTCCTTAAGCAGAATCTGGCCTCCTGCATGCGCAAGCTGCGAGAGCAGATCATCCAGATCGTCAATGTTGGACCCCATCGCAGTCTGACGCGATGCCTCGGCGATGTTGCTCTCGGTCGCGGTGCCGGAAGATGTCCCGCCAATGTTCGCCTCCTGCACCCCGGTGGTGCGCAGGACGTCTTCATAGACGGGGTTGACCTCGTAGAGGTTCGGGTCGAGCCCCGGCCCCATGAACGCCTGAAGCACCTGCTTCACGTCCTGACCCGGCTGGAGTCCGTTGATCTCAAGCACGGCATTGGCCGGGTGGCTGCCCAGCTTGGCGAGGTCTTCCGCCGACAGCACCCCCGACGCGACGATGGTCTTCGGGCGCGCGGCGATGCGGTGCTCCCGGAGTCCCTGTCTGGCACGGTTGTATTCCTGCTGCATGGCACGCATCAGCCGGACGTCGGAGGGCGGGAAGATTTCAGTCTCGTGCTCGCACTCGTTGAAGGCGAGGGCGAACCACGGATAGAACCGCTCGATCTTGGTCTCGGGTGACTTCGGCTCGCGCAGGAAGTCGGGCCAGCCGTCGCAGATTTCGAAGACCAGACCATCTTTCCGGGAGTAGATTTCCCAGACGAGGCAGCAACTCTCGTCGCGGATATCCCGGCCGCTGGCACGGGCCGCCATCAGGTTGGTGGCACGCTGGCTGAGCGAGCCCGGCGTGGTGGGCTTCGTGTAGGCCGTATAGTTCGAGCCGACGTCGACCCCGTAGATTTCCTGCACCTCGTCTGGTGTCAGGATGTACTCTTGGGCGACCCAGTCGCCGGCCAAGAACTCCCGGAGGTGCATCGTCTTGGGGTCGGGGATGATGCTGGTCGAGCCGGGGTAATCGAAGGTCAGGCCCTCGCGCACGACGAACTCGACCTGTTCGGCCAAGTCAGCCGCGAGGAGCTTCATCTCCTCGGCCTCGGCATCGCTGTCGGAATACTCGTTGTCGGCCCGGTCAGCCGAGAGTCTTTCCATGGTGGCGAGACGCTGCGAGATGTCAGCGATGCGCGCCTCGACCTCCGGTCGCCGGCCCATGACACGCTGGAAGCCGATCTTCACGTAACCTACGCCGGTTGTTACGGTCCGGCGCACCGTCATCTTCATCATCTGCTTGAACGGGTGGGTCTGCTCCTTGACCTGATAGTCGTAGAGCAGTTCCAGCGTCTTCGCGATCTTGTCGAGTTGCTGGTCCTGCTCGCGCACGGCCTGCATGTCCTCGACCACGGCCTGCGAGTGCATCATCGACTGCTGCACTTCGGGCTGGGCGATGGCACCTGTCTGCATCGCGAGGGCCACGCCCTGCTGCATCTGCTGAAGCTGCTCCTGCGTGCCATCCCAGACGGTGTTGAGAATCTTCTCACGCCGGCGGCAGACGGCGCGGGGGTTCTTGGCATAGAGAAACGCGGTCTTCTGGGCGACGACACGGAGAGTGACGTTGGCCACGTAGCGCGGGTCTTCGGCATCGGAAGACCACTGCTTGCCCCACGCGAACTCCATGTCCTCGCGCATCCGCTTGAAGCTGGGTTCCCAGTAGGTCTTGGCGCGCGTGACCTTGTCGCCCCAGCGTGTCACCAGCGCCCGGCGCTTCTCGTCGATCTCCGGTGCTTCACGTGCAACGACGTTTCCGTCCGGTGCCGTGCCAGCCGGGGCGTAGGACATGCCCGGCATGGTCGGATCGGCCGGCGAGCCCGCCGGCGGCACCCCTCCACCAAGGGCGCTGGTCAGGGATGATTCCCCTGCCGGGGACATCCGGCCCGAACCGGGGATGGGCTGGCCGGTGAGAGGGTCGATGGCCATTTACCAGCCTCCGGTATCGCGTTGCAGGAAGTCCGCGAAGGTCCGGCCCTTGGTGCCCTCTTTGAGCCAAGCATAGGTGCCGAATTTCGCTTCCGTAGGTGCGACACGCGGGCGAGAGCGTGGTGTCTGTTTCGCCAATCCAAGGCCAACATAGGCGAGAGCGTCGACAAAGTCGTCATGGACGCCCTGCGGGAACTTTAACATTTGATCACGGGCATCGCCGAACCAGCGCGTGAACTGCGGGAAGCGGACCTTGCCCATCGCCATCCGGGCCTGAATCGACTGGGCGCGCTGGCGCTTGTCACCGACCGGAGTGATCTCGTCGATGGCGCAGTAGATGTTCTTCTCGATCATGCGCTTGCGCAGGAACGGGCCAATCGAGCGCGAAATGTGGCCCCGTTCACCCCACCAGAGTTGGGGTCTGTACCGCTCCATCAGTGCCAGCCAGATTTCGACGACCTGATCGGTCGCGCCTTGGCCCCAGTAGATGTCGGGCATGACCCAGATCGTGTCGTTCTCATCGACGCCGACGACCATCAGGCAGGTCTTGTCGCGGCCCTGACTCTCTGACACGGCGTGGTCGCTGGCACCGTAGAATCTGAGGTAATCCCGGTGCGGGATGTCGCTCATCCGGGTATATGTCAGGATACTATCGGCCTTGATGAAGGTGCCGTCTTCGGGAGTGGGCCGCCCTTGGTAGAGAGCCTGAAAGCCGCGCGCATCGGTGCGCTTGATGCTGTCGAAGAACTTCGGCGAAAAGCGTTCAGGCCAGAGCACTTCGCCAGCCTTGCGTCCCAGAATGTCGTTTTCCCCGGCGATGGCAGGCAGGTCGATGATCCGCCACTGGCTGGCTTCCTCCTCGTTATAGAACGGGGAGGTCGGGTCAGTCAGCCGGCCGACGATGTCATCCTCGTGCCAACGGGTTGTGATCACAACGATGGCACCGGTGTCAGTCATCAGTCGACTGGACAAGACCTGCGTGAACCACATCCAGAGGTGTTCCCGGATCGTCGGGCTGTCCGCCTCGCGCCGGTCCTTCAGCGGGTCATCCAGCAGAATAATGTCGCCGCCCCGCCCGGTAACGCCAGAGCCACGACCAACAAAGAAAAGAGTGCCATCTTTCGTCATCTCCAGCCGGTCGATGGAGGCGGCACCCTGCTTGAGTTCGGTCTCCGGGAAAATCTGGCCGTAGAGCGAACTGGTCAGGATGTCGCGCACGTTGCGGCCGAAGTCCCATGCCAGAGAGTCGGCATAGGTCGCGAGGATGACGTTCTTGTCGGGGTGCTTGCCCATGTACCACGCGGGAAAGAGCCGCGAGGCGAGTTCGGACTTCCCATGACGTGGGGGACACGAGATGATCAGGCGCTTGATCCGTCCGGCCTCGACCTCCTCCAGCGCCGCCGCGATGACACGGTGGTGCTTCATGTCGGTGTAGAGCGACTGGGTGTAATCGTTCGGCGCATGCGGGACGGGGCGCATGAACTTGGCGAACTTGATCAGGTTGCCGCGCGTCTCAAGGATCGCCTTGCGGCGCTTGAGCAGTTCGATCCGCATGGTGAGATCGGGTGTCATCGCGGCTGATCCTGCGGCTTCTGCTCGGCCCACATCTGGTCGAGCCAGCCGGGCGGGGTCGCGCCGGAGAGCAGGTTGCCATTGGGGTCTTTGAACTTGGCACCAACTGCCCTGACACCGAACGGGTCGAACATGGCGTAGGTCTTGTAGCCCTTGCCGGTCTGCTCGTCAGTGACACGGGCACCGGAGAAACCGGCAGAGCCGAGTTCGTTCTGCCACGGCGAGTGGACCGGTGTCTGGGACTTGCCCCAGCCGCGACCGGAAGAACCGCTCTCGAACTCGGTGTAGTGCGGCAGGCCGGTGGCGTTATATTTGGCCGGCTTGAATTCTTCACGCGGTGTCAGAATCTTACTGGCCGGGTTCGCCGGGTCGGTCTGGTAATAGATTTGCGAGATCATGCGGGCGACATCCTCGCGCGCCTTGGCCTGCGACTTCAGGAAATGCGTCGCGTCAAAGCCAGAGCCATAGCGTTGCTTGGCGGCTTCCATGGCACCACCAAGGTTCTCACCGTAGCCGGGGGCTGCCTGAATAGCGTGGTAGATGTCTTCAAGGTTCTGCTGCGCCGGCATGTCGGGCCACTTGCCTGTCGTGAACGACGGCGGCATCTGGGCGTGGAGACCGGGCGGCAGCGGATGTTCGCCGGCCACGTCCTTGATCAGGAAGGGGTAGGCGCGGGGGTCGCTGCCCGTGTTGAGGGCTGCGCCGGAACGGAGAGGGCCGGTCGGCTTGTCGAAGTCGCCGAGATAAAACGCGCCACGGTCGGCGGTGTGCGGGTCGATGTCGAACCACGGTGAGCCAGAGAGCTTTTTCAGGGCTTCCGGGTCGGCGACTGAAGAACTCGCGACGTGCACGGCCGGCGTGTC